TTATTCATCCTTGTAATGACGGATGGATCGTCCTTTGACAATCTTGAATCCAGGCCAATGCTTACCATGGCTGATGGCAAGATCAGCAGCATAATCTTTAACTTCATGTGCCCAACGGTTGAGATCACCAATGTGGCTCATTACTCTGCCACTTCACTGTTCGTTAACAGATAGTGGAACAGAGCTGGAAGCGGGTGAGCTTGTGATGATAATCATAGCGAGCACGAAGCACGGCATTACATGTTGAGAATTGACACCAAGGACCATAGCGAACAGTACCTTTGCCAGCAAAAGCTAATTCGGCTTTTTGCTTGAGTTCGATGTTGGTCCAGTGCATGAGTTGCTTGGCATTAATTATCAGGAGCTAATGTTGGCATGCGCGGTTGAAAGATGTTCATTTCTACTTCATCGATATCGTAAAGCTTACCGAACATCTCCAGAGCACCGATGGCATACAACTTTATCTGAGGGTTGTTCTTAGCTTCCACCCGGACACCTTTGCCATATTTGAAGTCGATAATATGAAGTAAGTGTTCTGAAACGATAACACAGTCGCCAGTACCGAAGCCTTCAGGGACGTATTTGGAAAAGTCGAACTTTTGTTCAACTCTAATGGTGACATCTTTGGCATACTGCTTAGCTTCTTGGTACTGCTCTATGACATAGCTGGCATAATCGTCAGTTAAACTTTCCAGTTCATCGGATTGATAATCAGAAATCGGGCGTTTGAACTGGTCACCGAGCAAGCGATGAATCTTATATTCACCCAGAGCATGAGCAGCAGTCCTTTCAACGGCTGCATTGGATATTGAATACGGGAAGTATTGTTCTAACCGTGGCCAACGGTGGGGCACTTAACCAGCGATGAGCACTAGATGACGATAATAATGCATGATGGGTTGGTAAACTCATTGTCCGATCGCCTCCGCACTGTAATAAAGATACTCGTAATCCTTTGGGTCAACATCCTATAGCTTTTCGGCACCAAACTTATGAAGCAAGTCTTTAACTTGAGTGGTGTAGCCCTCGGCGCTCTTCTTTGCTAGCATCTCGCGGACCGTTACTTTATCTTCAACCGGATCACGCTTTGATTGATCATCGCATGGGACTTTATCTGGACTGTTTGATAGCTATTCACGGATGGATTGAATTACTTCTTTGGCTTGATCGACCAGGTTATCTGCTTCTTTGAGGTTCAAGTCGAGGTCATTCATTGCGCTCATAGGAATCCTCCTTCACTTCGTTAATTTGTAACTGTTGAACATCCTTGCCAGGCGCGATCACCATCAAGTGGTGTGGCTTGCCGAGCAGTAGACGTAGTAGTCGTTCACAGATCGTGATGTTGCGCATGCTGACGATGCCATTTTGGCGGGGATGCTTGGCTACTGAAATTGAAATCTTATTAGCCATAATCGTTATCCTTTCTAAATAAATTTGGTAAGGGATAATTGCCTTACACTTACAGGCCATGGAAAACGAAAAAGTAAACGATTAATTTTGAATAATTTTCTTGAGGTTACGATAGATGGTTTGCAAGCGCTTAGTAATCGCCATCTTGCTGACGCCTTCCTCTTTTGCAATGTCGATTTGCTTTATGTCATCCCAGAACTTCTTCATGAGTAACTTCTGCTGTGCTGGCTTAAGTTGACTGGTACTGTAGTGAAGTTGTTCCATTTCTTCCTTATTAATTACCTCTTGCAACGGATCGGCATCGTCTTTTACTAAGGCGCCATATGGGTCATAGGCTTCGAGTGGAACATGGCGCCGAGTTTCGCGTTGGTTATCGTTGTATTCAATACGGTTAAACTCGATGAATTCTTCTCCTTCAGCTTCTGTAACTGTGATTTCTTTAATGCCTGTTGGTTGGTGTACCTTGATGTGCATACTGCCATCCTCAGCATCTGAGATTTCCATGTTGAGCTGGTGACGGCCGTCGTAGTATTTCTTCATAGAAAAATTCCTCCTCTTGGATCTCCCAAGCGAAGGAATCGAAGGCATACTAAAAGCCACTAATAAGTCAATAAGAAACAGTCCTAAACGATAGAATCGCTTGGGTACTGCAACTTGCCTTACTAGTGGCTTGTTACAGGATGTTATTCAGTTAGGTACATGCTAGTAAAAGTTGTTGATCACGCAACACATGCAGTGTTAATTAGGCGAAAGCAAATATTTGTTTTCAATTCAAATAATATATTTGGTACAATTGAACTGATAAAGTGCTTTCATCCTTTAACAACGTTTATAATAAGCATTTTCAAAGATGATTACCGCTATGAAGTGATATGGGATAATAAGCAATGATATTTAGTGGGGGAGCAATAAGTTGAAATTTAATGAGTTAGCACCATTGGTCCAGCCATGCTTTAGCCACGATGTCGCAAAATCAAAGGCTAAGACAGTCAGAAAAATGTTTGAACTAATCATTATGTATGATTCCGATGAGGAGAAGCCTTATGACCTTGCTGATGTTACTTTGAGAAAATATTTTAATAATGGGAAAATCGATGATTTAGTTTCTAAGGTTTGGAATCGGTTGGATCGTATTAAATTTGAACAAGCCATTGATAGTGCTTCAGATGATGCCAGGACATCATTAGCTACCTCAATAAAAGATGGTCATTACACTACCAGAAGAGTTGATCGAGGGACGATTGCTCATGTGTGCACTAATCTTTTTATAGAAATAATTAGTGAGGCAGCTGGTCAAACGACCACAAAAAACAAAAAAAGCTTTCCCAAAACAAGTAGGGAAAGCAAGATTGATATTCGAACAGGCCTACACCAAAGCATCGAATATATTAAAGATAAAAATGTAATAAGAGTAGATGGAGTTGACCATCCTGTTCCACCTGAACTAACAAATGAAGAATCTAATATTGCATTGGAATTACCAACAAGTCAGCTCTTTATGAGATTTACACAATTAAACTGGGCAAACAAATCAATGATCAAAATTTGAAACAAGAAGCACCACGAAATGTTGTTAATCACTTTGAACGTCAACAAAGGGACTTCAATGATGCTGCGTGGTATGAACATTCCTTGAGAGACACTGTAGCTGATTTTGATCATCAGTTTAGTTTGTTAAAGAAGGATGCCTATTATGGCATTGAAGAAACTTACTACGATGATGAATATGGTAACAATGGCATGAAACGTCTTCGTGAGGTTCAGAATAAAATCATAACAATCACTTTGGATTTGTCTAACTTGAAAAATATAGACAATATTCTAAGCAACAACATAAAGAAGGGGCTTTGCCATTTGATGGTCAATGATCAAACGATTAAGTCATGGGTAGATACTGATGAAGACAAAGTTATTTAATGGAAAATTTGAATTAGCATTGCGTATTTTGCTCATCTTGGGACGGAAAGGGCGGTCAGCGTCATTGGACCAACTGCTTGCTTTCGACTTTATTACTACCTATGCGTCTAGTTTTAATTTGTCCAAAGATAATCTTCATGGTGATAATGCATTTAATTATTCCGAAATTGCTTCGCGGCGTACCGTGATGGATAAGGGAATTGGCTTATTGAGAATGTATAACTTATTAGATATTAACTACAGTGCCCAGAATGGATATGAGTATCTACTAACAGATTTGGGGCGAAGCATGGAAAGACAGCTTGATGACCAATATGCCATCGAATATAGGAGAGTCTTGAGTAATGTGATAGCTAAGTATTCCCAATGTTCTAGCAAAAAGCTGATGAAGTTAATTGATTCAAATTTGATGAAAGAGTTGTAGTAAACAGATGGGATTTTATATTAAAAGTGTTGAAGCTACAGGACCTAATGTGAAAAGGGCAACAGTAAACCTAACAAATGGTTTAAATATTATTGCAGGTATTTCTAATAAAGGGAAAACCACAATCTTACAGTTTATAGAATATGCTTTCGGCGGACTTAATAAAGATAGTGATATTTCCATCTCTCCTTCTCAGACTGGATATAACTTGGTAAAAGTAACAGTTAACGTTAATGGAAAAGATGTTGAGTTGACGCGTAATTTACAAAAGAATAAGAGTACTATTAATGTCACAAGTCAGTATAGTGCAATATCCAGTGGTGAATATACAACATCATCAGCATCTACTAAGAAGTCATTCATCGGAACAATGTTAATGAATTTGATAGGAATTAATACTGAAGTGAAGGTCCCTGCCAATTCAGAATATAAAGGGCAACGACTTACGTGGAATACACTTAGAACGTTATGGCTTCTTGATGAAGATAGGGTATCTAATTCGCAATCTGTATTGTTACCAGCTCAAGGAAGAACATCGTTTTTAGCAGGAATAATTTACCTTTTGAACGGTGAAAAATTTCCAACAAATAAAGAATATAAAGCACAGGAAAAGAGAATAGTTGTTAAGGAGTATATTGCTAATCAATTAGCGAATGCTCGTCGGAAGCAGAAACAACTAACATAGACTGCAGAAAATGATGTGGACTTTCAAGCTAAAATATCTGGCATAGAAGAAAATGCTAAAAGAATTGACGAGCAAATTGCCGAAAAGGTGAACCAAATCAAAATAGTTTATTCAAAAATGTAAAGTTAAGCGCTCAGTTATTGGAATGTCAGGTTGCTTTGAACAGATATGGTACTTTGAAGAAGCAATATGTTTCTGATATTAAACGGTTAAGTTTTATTGCAGATGGTGAGAAAAAGTTTGAGAACCTGGAAGTTACATTTTTGTGTCCGGTTTGCGACCAACCAATTCCAAAAGAGAAAATTGATGGATCCCATATTGCAGCTGCCAGGATAGAATTAGCTAAGGTGGTCAGCTTACTAAAAGATCTTGAACAATCTGTTACCAGTTTGGAGATGCAACAGAATAACCTAAAATGCAAATACGATGTATTTAAAAAGCAGAAAGAATCGATAGATGAAGAGTGAAATAAAAAATATTACCCATCTTTGAGAAATTTGCAAAATCTTGAAAAACAATATCGTTCTCAAATTGAAAAGCAATCACAAGCCAAATTGCTAGATTCAATGATGGAAGATTGGGGATTAAGAATAAAAGAAATTGATGATGAGTCTGGTCCAACTGCATCTTTTAAACCAAAGAATAATTTTGGCGATGGCTTTTATGAAAAAATGGGTGAAATACTGAAGGACTTATTAACTCGAGAAAATTATGAAGGTCTTAAATCAATCAGTTTTAAAAAAGGATCCTTTGATTTGGAAATTAATGGCCTTCCTAAAACAAAAAATCACGGAAAAGGATACCGCTCGTATTTGAATTCTATTGCAATAATGGCATTAAGTAAGTATATCCATGAATATGGAATTTATAGGCCGATCTTTTAATGATAGATACTCCACTTGATGGTTTAGAAGAAGGAAAAGAACGTTTGTCAAAGGGAATGCAAGAGGGCATATTTAATTTATTTATGGAGCGTGGCAAATCTAGTCAAACCATCATTGTGGAAAACTTAGATCATTTGCCGCATATCGACTTTGAAAAGGCAGGAGTAAATATAATTAGATACGATAATAACAACGGATTTCTTTGTTTAAATTAAGAGGTAAGAGAATGCATTTTAGTTACAACAAACTATGGAAACTATTAATTGACCGTGGTTGGAAAAAGAAAGATCTACGTGATAAAAGCGGAATTAGTTCTGCTTCAATTGCTAAGTTGGGTAAAGATGGTAATGTTACGACTTAAGTACTGCTGAAGATTTTTAAGGCATTAGATTGTGACATTAGTGACATTATTGAAATTGTAAGGGAATCATAATGCCTGAAAAAGCCAAAAGAATTGAGGTGACAATTCCTCGAAATGAGTAAAGAAGAAATCAGCCTCTTTGATGATCAACAGTTTGAGTCAAATAGTAAAAAGTTTGAACTTAAAACTGTTGTTGAGGATGGCAACCTAATAAAATCTAAAGATCGTTTCCAGCACCATGGTGAGGTGTTCACTCCTAAGTGGATGGTTAAAAAAATACTGGCAGAACCAGCAATTCAAGAAAAATTACACAATTTACATGCTACTTTCTTTGAACCTGGTGCAGGGGAAGGGGCATTCTTAAAAGAAATTTTTCACCAGAAACTCGGCTATGTGGATCAGATTTCTAATAATACTACGTGGAAAAATAATGCTTTGTGGTCTTTGATGAGCATTTATGCGATTGAATTGCTCGAAGATAATTTAATAAAGGTTAAATGAGCAATGATGGAAGTGTTTATTAATCACTATCAAGCGTTTATGCAAAAAGATCTAAGCAGCAAGACCTATATAAGTCGGCAAAATACGTTATAGATGTGAATATAGTCCAGGGGAACACACTGACGTTCAAGAATTCAGATGGCAAATTAATTAAGTTCAGTAAGTGGATTCCTAATGGAAATCAAGTAGAACGAGACGTATTTACGTACAAGTCACTGTTTAACAATAATGATATAGATGATGTAGATGCAAATGGAGAACAACTGAGTCTCTTTGGAGATATTGAAGATACTGATTCATGGAAAAATAAGTCAGTACAATTAACTAAGGTATATGAGGGGTAAAAATGGATAATAAAGAGTTTAAGTTTGATGTTGTTATTGGAAATCCACCATTCCAGGAGGATACTAATGGTGCTGGGAGACAGGCAAAACCATTGTATAATTTGTTTGTTGAACAAATTGAAGCGATGGGGACGCCCATTTCTTCAATTATCATGCCTTCTCGCCGGTTTGCAGACGGAATGGGCCTTGATAAATTTCGTAACTTTATGATGAATGATCAACACATTATTAAAATTGTTGATTATCCTAACTCGAAAGAGGTTTTCTCAAATACGAGCATAGGCGGAGAAGTTTGTTACTTTGTTAGAAATAATAATTACTCTGGTCCTTGTAATGTAGTAAATGTTTCAAACGGTAAAACAAATGCTATGAGTAGAAGCTTGAGTGAGTTTCCAGTTTTAGTCCGATATAATGAGGCAGTTTCTATCATCAGAAAAGTGATGTTTAAAGATAAAGTTTGTATTTCTTCAATTATGAGTTTTCTAATGCTGTTTGGACTGAATACTAGCTATCGTGGTAACGAACATAAACAGGATTCTGATGATTTAACACTTTATGCAAGTGGTAATAGTATTACATATATTAAACGAACTGATATAACAAAAGGCGAAGAATTTGTTGATAAATATAAAGTTATTATTAGTAAAACGGCTTCGGAACATGCCGGTGAACCTGACAAGCAAGGAATGTTCAAAGTGATTCCATCTACAATGAAAGTAATTGCACCTGGTGAGGTTTGTACACATTCCTATTTTGTTGCCGGACAACTTGGCTTTCTAGATGTTGCGGATAATCTGCTGAGTTATTTGAAAACAAAATTTGTAAGATTCTTAGTTTTACAATCATTGAGTGGAATAGGATTGTCACAACAAGTATTTACTTTTGTGCCAATGCAGGACTTTAGTGAGACGTGGAATGACGAAAAACTATATGAAAAGTACTCTTTAACCGAAGATGAAATTAACTTTATTGAATCAATGATTAAGGAGATGAACTAGACAATGAATGCGCCAAAAATTAAATCATTCAAACGCATCATCCTGATGATTTATGCCTACACCACACCTAATGATATTTCACATAATGGATGGACAAAGATAGGTTATACTGCTTCGCAATCTGTAGAAGACCGCATTAAGCAACAAAGCCATACTGTTTACGCAAAAGTTAAGTTGTTACGGCGTGGTAATGCGCGCTATTATGACGGTTTGGACGAGACTTTTACTGATCACGACTTCCATGACTATTTAGTTCAAAAGCGCCATATCGAAAGAAAACCACAAACTGAATGGTTCCACATTGATGGACAAACGTCGCATCAGTATTTCCATGAATTTTCTGACCGCGATTACGGTGATGTACAGGGCAATGATAAGCAGGTTCAATATCAACTACGGAAAGAACAGCAAGCTGCCGTTGATAAGACTATTGCTTATTTCCTCAAAAATGGTGAGGACAGTGAGTTTTTATGGAATGCTAAACCACGGTTTGGTAAGACATTGGCTGCCTACGATCTTGTTCGTGAAATGCAGATGCAAAATATATTGGTAGTAACTAACCGTCCAAGTATTGCAAATTCTTGGTTTGATGATTTTGATAAATTCATTGCTTGGCAGACAAATCTTAAGTTTGTTAGTGAAACTGATGCATTAAAGGATAAGCCAGTCTTATCTTGCCAAGAATTCATCAATGCTATTTCTGATGGTAACGACTACGGACAAGTAGTTTTTGAAAGTCTGCAGGGTCTAAAAGGTTCAGTGTACTTCGGTGGAGATTACGACAAACTGAAGTGGATCCAGGACTTAGATTGGGACTTGTTAATTATCGATGAGGCTCGCGAAGGGTTAGATACTTACAAGACTGATAAGGCTTTCGACAAAATTAAACGTAAATACATCATTCACCTAACTGGTACACCATTTAAGGCTTTAGCGAGAGAAAAGTTTGCGACGGATCAAATTTATAACTGGTCATATGCTGACGGACAACAAGCTAAGGTATACTGGAATGAAGATAACGAGGGTGATAGTAATCCTTATGCAGTCATGGCCCGCTTGAACATGTTTACTTATCAGCTTTCTGAAATGATGGCTGATACATTAGAACAGGGTGTTGAACTAGATACTGGTGATAAGACAGATCCCGCTTTTGACCTCAACGAATTTTTCAGAACCCAGGGTGGTAAGTTTGTTTATAATGAGGCGGTTGACCATTTCCTAGACTTATTAACCACTGATGAAAAATACCCATTCTCTACTCCAGAACTTCGTGAAGAATTAGCCCACACTTTCTGGCTATTAAATCGGGTTGATAGCGCTAAGGAGTTAGCAAAAAACTAAATGATCATGAACGCTTCCCGGTATTCAAGAATTACAAGGTTATTTTAGCTGCAGGGGATGGCAAGCTGGACGATGATCAACTTGATGAAGACCAATTAGATAAAGCCAATGAGAAGGCCTTTGATAAAGTACAAAAAGCAACGAAGAAATTTGATAAGACTATTACTTTAAGTGTTGGGAGTTAACCACGGGTGTCACCGTTAATCCATGGTCAGTTGTGTTAATGCTGTCTAGCATGAAGAACCCCGCTGAATACATGCAAGCCGCTTTTCGAGCACAAAATCCTTACACTTTCGAGCGTAACGGGCAGCTAGTGCAAAAAGAAAATGCCTATGTGTTTGATTTTGACCCGACTCGCACCCTGACTATTTTTGATGAATTTACTAATGACCTAATGACCGAAACTTCTAATGGAAAGGGAACTGCAACAGAGCATGAAGCAAATATCCGTAAGCTACTGAACTTTTTCCCAGTTATTGGCAAAGATGATGAAGGAAAGATGGTAGAGCTTGACGCTAAACAAGTAATGTCTATTCCAAGGCAACTGAAGTCGCAAGAAGTAGTCAAGCGTGGCTTTATGAGCAACTTCTTGTTTACCAATATTTCACGCATTTTTGCTGCTCCAGCTGAGGTACGTGAAATCCTAAATGGCCTGGTAACAGCTAAAAAATGAAAGACTCAGAAATCTGACCAAGATGCCATTGAAGGTGCTGAAGATGTGTCTGTTAACGATGAAGGAGAAATTGAAATTCCAAAAGAACGTGTTATTGGCAAATCAAAGGATCTCTTCGGGGATAAACTTTATTCTGACTTAGGTGATCAGCTATTGGATTCTGTACAAGATACTGACGATGCTAATTTCGAGTCGACAGCTAAAGATATTTCGAAAAAGATTACGGATTTCTTATACAAAGAAGTAGTTAATCGAGTTGCTGAGGACTATGGGCTAACTAAACGCGAAGCGAATAGGCAACAAAAGCGGCTTGAAAAAGAAACAGAACAAGAATTTAAACGGATTGCTGATGAATTTAACGATCAGAAGAAGATTGCTGATGCCACCTATAGTAAAGAACAAGACTCTGCTCGTAACCAACACGAATTGAACAAAGCTAAGGCTAAATACGAAACCGCTGTTCAAGGAATCATAGAAGACTTCAACAATAAAATTCAGGATCGTGTAAAGAAAACTGTTGGAGATGTTCCAGCCAAAGTAATTGATCGAGTTGAAAAGAACGAGGAACAGAAGAAAATAAATAACGTTGAAGAAGACGCTCGTGCCCATTTGTGTGGCTTTTCTCGTACAATTCCTAGTTTTATCATGGCCTATGGGGATAAAAATCTGACGCTACAAAATTTCGATGATTATACAGAAGATGATGTATTCAAAAAAGTAACAGGTATTACTGAAGATCAATTCCGCTTCCTGCGTGATGGTGGGGACTATATTGATGCTGAAGCAAATGAGACTAAGCACTTTGATGGTCATTTATTTGATGAAGTAGTGTTTAATGATTCGATTCAGCAGTTCTTAGAAAAGAAAAATCAGTTAAGCAATTATTTTGAAGAGAATAGCAAAGAGGATATTTTTGACTATATTCCACCACAGAAGACTAACCAGATTTACATACCTAAGGCGGTAGTTAAACACATGGTGGATGACTTAGAAGCTAATAATCCTGGAATCTTTGATGATCCTGATAAGACTTTTGCGGATCTTTATATGAAGTCGGGCCTGTACAACACTGAGATTGTAAAACGGCTTTTCCGCAGCAAAAAAATGAAGCAACTGTTCCCGGATGATCATGAGCGGATTAAGCATATTATTGAGCATCAAGTTTATGGCTTTGCCCCAACGCGGATTATTTATCTAATTGCTACCAATTACATCTTTGGTTTTGATAAAGATTTGAAGGATTACTTAATGGAGAAGCATTTAGAGCAAATTGATGCTACTAAGTATGCCCAAGAGAGAATTTTACAAGATGTTGTGCAACGCGAATTTGGAAAATAGGTGTGATTAATAATGGAAGAATTTGTTGATGAAAAAGAACAAGTTACAAAATTTCTGAGGAAACTAGCTATAACAAAACAATTAAATTTCTTGATTGGCTCTGGAGCGTCTACTCCAGCAATCCCATTGATGAGCCAGTGTTCAGATAATGACGAACTTGTAAAAAAAATACAAAAAGTATCTAAGGAATTGTTGAATGATACGTATAAATTTGATAATAATGTAGGTAAAAACTATAATAATGATATTAAGAATGTCTTGGCTTCCTATAAGAAGTTGATTTATGCAATCTCTGATGTATTAGATAGATCCAATTCTAGAGAAACTCCAAAGGAAGCAAATTTGTTTACAACAAATTATGATTTATTTGTTGAAAAGGCAGTAGATATGGTATTAAAAGAAATTCCATTAGTATTCAATGATGGTGCGCGGGGTTACTTCAATAAGTATCTAGACAGTTCAAATTTTAACAGGATGGTTGCATATAAGGGATTAAACAACAATTATATAGACGAGTTACCATCATTAACTTTGATAAAGCCGCATGGATCTGTTAACTGGGAAAGAAGTAATGATGGACAAGTAATAATCCGAAATAAAGTGGTTAAAAATCCTATGGTAGTGCCACCAACTGGACTAGAAGGCCAAGAAACATTTTTGAATAATCATTTTCATGATATGCTAAGAGTTTTTCAACTTGAGTTGGACAAACCAGAATCGGTTTTGTTTGTATTAGGTTTTTCTTTTCAAGACGATCATATTGCTCGAATGATTAGAAGAGCCTTAGAAAACAGACGATTAATAATAGAGTGTTTTTGCTGGTCAGATAGTGATAAGGAACAATATCTAAATAATTTAAAATATGAAGGGCAACCGCCACATAATCTCAAATTCATTACTCCCGCCCAATTAAAAAAGGAGCATTTATATTTAGGTGATTTAGGGAAAATTTTATTAGGAGAATTTGAGTGATGGAGCCTTTAGGAGTTATTGTTGGTGTTGATGGAGATCTTGCAACAGTTGGCATGTATCAAATGTCAAACAATGCAGATTTCTTGTGGGATGGGGATATATTGGTAGGCCCTAAAGTAGGAGCTTATTTGACTATTTTACAGAATGATATAAAAATAATTACTACTGTGGTTTCTGAAAAAATCATGGATCAACAAAATACAGTTAAAAGTAAGGAGTTTGATAATAGATACAGTGCAAATTCAATAAATAGGATTATTACGTTAAAAACACAAGGAGTAATCGAAAATAACACTTTCACTTTAACAAGTAAGTATGTTCCAATGGTTGGTAACGAGGTTACCATTACAACTAACCGGGATCTTAATTCTATTTATAATATTACAAGTAATGAGTCAACTATATGTATTGGCGAATCGGTTAGGGAAAGTAAAAGAATTAACTTACCTATAAATTCACTTTTCGCTTCACATATTGGTATATTTGGAAATACGGGAAGCGGTAAGTCAAACACTCTTCATAAACTTTATCTGGAATTATTTCAATCGAAATATAAAAATAAAATTTTTGAGAAATCTAAATTCTTTATAATTGATTTTAATGGGGAATATACGCAGTCAAATCAATTTGGTGTAGATAACATCAATAAAAAAGTATTTGAAATTAATACCAGGAAACCCGAAGATACTATTCCTGTAACGAAGAAGTATCTTTTCGATGTAGATATTTTATCAATTCTATTTGACGCAAAGCCAGCAACTCAGATTCCTTTTTTACGTACTGCAATGCGAAAATTCAAAACAATACAATCATCTAAGAAATTTGCTCAGTTGGAATGTGGATTGTTAGAATCATTATTTAGAGACTTCAAGAATATTGAAGTAAGATCTGTAGAAGATTGGATTCAAAATACATTAAGTATGGGTGTGAAAACAGATTTCTTGAATGAAATGTTGAATAGGATCAGCGTTTATTACGGGAAACTGCGGATAATGGATAACTCAAATAATCAGTTTAAATATGTATTTGATAACTACCAGCTTACGTCTTTTGGAGTTGAAAAATTTAATCAATTAAAAAAACTTATGGCCGAGGCTTATGATAAATTAGCGGAATTGCAAAAGCTAAAGACATTTCTGGTATTTCAAAAAATTTTTGTTACAGCATGGAGAAGCACAAATGTTGATTTTATAAACCCACTATTTAAAAGAATTGAGTCGTCAATGAATAGCTTAGAACCAATTATTAACGTTGTAGATAATTTAGATGATCATTTTTCAGCGTTAAACATCATTTCTTTAGTTAATGCCAATCAAGGTATTAAAAGATTAGTTCCAATGATTATATCTAAGATGGTATATGATGGGCAAAAATTGAAAGTTACTAAAAAAAATAAGGTAACGCATACATGTCATTTAATAATTGATGAAGCACATAACATCCTTAAAGTAGAAAGCAAAAAGAATTCGGATAGTTGGCAAGATTATCGATTGTCTGTTTTCGAGGAAATAATTAAGGAGGGTAGAAAATTTGGCTTTTTCTTAACAGTATGCAGCCAAAGACCTGCTGATATTTCACCGATTATTATGTCGCAGTTGCATAATTTTTTTATTCATCGACTGATTAATGAAAATGATTTGCGAATGCTGCAAAATACAGTTCCAACTTTAGATATAAATACATTTAGACTTGTTTCGAGTCTAGGGAAGGGCGAAGCTATTGTCACTGGCAATGCTATAAAAAGCCCGATATTACTTAAAGTTTATAAGGATAATTCAATAAGGCCCAGAAGCGATGATGTGATTTTAACTGATATATGGCGATAAATGTTTTCTCCACAAACATTCAAATATGTATTTAATTTCCATTTGTTCCCACAAGCCAACAAAATTGGAGTTCTATAATTTATCTCAAGATTCCATGAAAATTCTGCATCATGGTCCCGAGTTAATAACTATGCTAGTTTAGTTCAAACAACAAAAGCTGCATAGCAAAGCGGTTAGTAAAGAATGTCTAATTAAGAGACTAATTTCATCGAGTCTGTTACAGTCCTAGAAAGAACAGGGAATAGCTTATAAATGTCGATTTTCAGGCATTCTTTGATGATTAAATGTGTATTAATTCTAATTTTAACGTTTTAAATTAGTACACTTTTTCTATTGTGACTGGAGAGTTGAGTTGATTAAGGTGATGGAAACAGCTGTAATGGTTTGTATGACAGGGATGATGGCAAGCGTAAAAAGCGAGATTTGAGTGAAAAAGTTGAATAGATTAGGATACTGATAAGGGGCATAATTTTACTTTGCTAGATAGTATTTTCCGAGGAGAGTAGAATACTCAACTTACATTCAAAAGCATGATTGCCAATAAAACAACCATGCTTCAGCTTAACGACCACGACGTTTTTGTCGACGCTTAACTACTCTCCTTTGATAAGATATTTCTTTCCTAAATAACATTCATCTTCTATTATGTAAAATTAGTATGTAAAATTCTGGTGCATTGTCATTTTCAATCAATACTGGTGCAGCTTTAGCATCAGTGTGATTTGATATATAAAAAAACTCTTCCAACTTAATATTTCAATTACACTGAACACATCAAGTTGAAGAGGTATCTATAGAAATTTACAATATGTCAATAATTCCGCATATACAAGATAAAATACCAATATTTCTTATTACTACTTAAAACCAAGATGTAATGGAAGGCAAAAGATTCCCATTTTTATCTTTCAAATTATGTAATTGTTTCGTTAATAAATCAAAGTCACATACAGTTTTTCTAATATTATTATCATTCTTCAGGTTGTTAATAGAATCAGTCAAAATAAAACCATGATTACCGTTTTTAATCATTGTATTGACAGCTTTTATTTTATTATCATATGGTTTAAAACTTGGATAGTGTTCTAAATTTGATTTAATTTTAAATAACGGAGAATTAGGCCTAGGCGAAGCATTCCAAACAATAATCATCCACATTATAGCATTATGTAATTGTTTGGCAGTAGGGTTCCATTTAATACTCTTAGAAGAATTTTTTGTATTAGGGTGATTATTGTTAACTACATGAGCAACTGACACAACAAGTGGATTGAAAATTGGCAGACTTTTCCTATTTGTTGAACTCAAAAAGTCTCTTGCAGCTCTCATTCCACATTGAATAATTTGAATATTATCCGAATTATTTTTACTTGTGGCCTTAAAAACATAATATTGATCATCAATTTTAGGACCAGCATCACTCTTTTTAGTTTGACCTTTCAGTAATTTTACATGAGCAACTGGCACAACATCATAATCTCTTACCATTTCTTCTCTTCTGTTACCACCACGACAGTCCATTAGATCTATCCTCCATATTACTTATTAAGACATCAGACAATTATTAATGTCATCAATTCTATTATATAGCAATAGGGGGAATCTTTTTTATCAAAAAAATACAAAGTAATTTAACTAGCACCATGCATATTAGTATAACTTTTTTGCCCTTTTTGAAAATTTCTTTACAAGCTGTGATAACAGTGTTATCCCTGAGACTATCAATTTAGATAACACTGTTATTTGAGGAGAGGTATAGGACGACATCTAATCCAGAACAAAAAATTATAAATACTACGATCAAAATGATTGATCAGAATGGTTATCAAAACATCTCATTACGTAAACTGGCTAAGCAATTTGACATGACTACAGGGGTTTTCTATAAGCATTTTAAGAATAAGGAAGAGTTGTTTTATCGAACTTCGATTGTCTTATCCCAACAGATAGATAATTATTTAAAAGTTACGAATGGTTATGCTTTTACGCAATTACTAGCAATCGCGCAAGACTTTTGTGAATTATTTCAAACCAATCCTAATCGAATGATTTTTCTATTTTTTAATCCAACTGTTATTAATGCTTGTCGTCACTCAAATCAAGACTTCCCATTTTTAGTAATGATTAGAAACTTAGCCGGACAAATTAATCCTTGAAGGTTATCTAATGAAGATTTTTTCAACCAAATATGGTCTTTTATTCAAGGATATGGATTGCTAATTAAAAATCGAGTTATTAGTTATGATCCTAACTTAGTTGAAATTACATTATTGGAATTTATGGGAGGAAAAAGATGAAAGCACTAATAATATATTGCCATCATTATGCGAAAAGTTTTAATCATGCTGTACTAGAAAGGGTACAAAGAAATTTGAAGAACCATAGTGTTGATTATCAAATAATTGATCTTTATGCCGAACACTTTGATCCAACTTATTCTGCTAAAGAACTTTCACTTTACCATGATGGAGAAACGGTTGATCAATTAGTAAGAAATTACTTAAAACTTTTGAAAGAGAGCCAAACAGTAATTTTTATTACGTCTTACTGGTGGAATAGTATTCCCGGAATGTTGAAGGGCTTTATTGATAAGGTTATGAAAGAAGGAATAGGTTATCGCATACGGTTACAAAAAAAGATTCAAAGTTGAATTAAATAATGTGAAACATTGTTATTTGTTGACTACATCAACTTCTCCAACCTGGTATATTCGTTTCTTTTTAGGTAATGCAATCAAGAAAATTTTTATTGATAGAACATTGAAACAATTAGGATTTCGTAATATTAGTTGGCAAAATTTTGGCGGTATTACTAATTCTTTGCTCGAACAACGAAGAGAATATTTAAACAAAGTAACTAAACAGACTTTTAAATAAAAATAGCACTCAACCAAAATAGTTGAGTGCCGAACTCCGTAAATCATTACATATTAACTCTAATCACTTCACCATCATTAAGCGTAAACTTCATGTTGTGTTGAAAGATGGTATTTTAATTTAACTAGCTTTTTGGAAAAATGTTAATACTTTATTAAAATTCAAGGAGAAAATTAAAAAATGAAGAAGGGCATTGATGCTCCCATTATACCAATTATCTTTATTGTCGTTGGGATAATTAATGTTATGCCAGCATGGTCAACACAGAGTCCATACAACTTTATTTTTTCCGCATAGATTCTTGTTCTGGCAATAGTGTTTATTCATACTAGCCTTTCCGGGATATATAAGATTATTCGCTGGGTAGTTGAATCGTTGGATATTCCCGATAATATAAAGTCCTTGATTTAGGGATAGGCCATGGTGCTGTTTTGTTAGAAGTAGCTAAGCGGTTAAAACGACCAGGAAGAGTTATTGCATTTATATCTGGCAATCCGCTGATCAATCTAATAATTCAAAGATAGAAACTCAACGTAATATTGATCAGGCAAAGGTGAGTGAAGTTGCTAAAGTCCAGACTGCTAGCATGACTAAACTGCCATTTAGAGATAGTGAATTTGATGCTGTTTTTGCTAGTTTTGCAATTCACAACGTTAAACCAAAGTGTCAGCGTGAATTAGTAATCAGTGAAACATTGCGAGTATTGAAATCTGGCGGGCTACTAGTGATTATTGATATGGAGCACATCGGCGAATTTAAGCGAGCTTTGATTCAGCACAGATGCAAAGTAACAATTTATCGTACTGGAACTAATGGAATTTTGGGATGGATTCCGATGAGCATTATTATTGCGGAAAAGTAGGAGGGGTTAATATGAAGCTACATGATAAGATTAAAGAGAATTATGAACGTGTGTGGATTATGACCAGCAAATTAAAGCCACACAAGGCGATTCTAATCTGAATAAGCTCGATTGGTATTATAAAATTAAAAAACAGGTTTTCATAGTCTGACTTCTTTTATTGGTTGCTAATTTTGCATTACAAAATTAGCATACTGTAAGTCATAATTTGGCATGGCTTCACTATATACCTTTGACGTTAGTCACGCTGAACACAGTAGGACTGATATATTGTTTATATAAAATTAATAAACTAAAAAACGACACCCAACCAAAATAGCTGAGTGCTGCCAATCCTAAATTTCACATATTATCTTTAATTATTTCACCATTTTTAAACGTGAACTCCATGTAGCGTTGGAAGACGGTGATTTTTTCTACCAAACGGCGAACCAGTTGTTCATCGAAGTCCACCAAGCCATACTTGTGAAATTCAACTAATTCGTTGATTTCATCAAGGCTGTGTAGTTTTGCCTGTTGATTAGTTTCCTGACTCTGTACTTTTTCTTTTTGTTTGCGTAAGTCCATAATTTGCTGAGTAAGAGCATCACAGTCTTGGTGCTGGTTGGCAGCTTGAATCAACTTCATTTGCACTTTTTCCAGCTGTTGATCGAGTTGATCAATCGTTGGCCCTTTCAAGTTCTTGATGACTTTCATGATGTTGGCCTTGATGTGCTTACTAGTTAACTCATGGCCTTCAATGAGATTGTTGAAAGCTTCAACAGTAGCTTCTTTTAGCAGTGGTTCTTTGACATTCCTAATCATACACCGTCGGCCAGTCTTACTGTGTCTTACTCGGCTTGCACAACGCCAGACAGCCAACTTTTCCGGTCGATACCACATGTTCCGTTGCAAGATATCACCGCATTTACCGCAGAATACTTTTTGAGAAAAACAGTATTTTCCGTTAATTCGTCGATGTTTACCGTTCCTAGTAGTTATACCGTTTCGTCGTTGTTTGATAATTTGCTGGACTTGCATAAATACTGACTTGGGAATAATCGCTGGATGATCATTCTCTACATAATATTGTGGCATGATACCTTCTTTCTTTACTCGCTTCTTATTAAGAAAATCAACGGTATAGGTTTTTTGAAGGAGGGAATCACTTATGTATTTTTCATTCTTCAGGATTTTGGCCACGCTGCTGGACCGCCAATTCTTTGTTTTGCCACCGGTTAAAATACCATCAGCTTTGAGTGAATCGGCGATTTGCTTCATGGTCATTCCGTTTAGGTAGCTGTAGAAGCTCCGCTTAATGACCTTTGCTTCTTCCAATTCAATTACCAGGTTACCTTGATCATCCTTGGTATAACCCAGAAAGTGGTTATGGTTCACGAAAACTTTCCCTTGTTGCTAGCGGTATTGAATACCCATCTTGACTTTTTGCGATAGGGACTCACTTTCCTGTTGGGCGAGTGAAGCCATGATGGTGATCAGAACTTCACCTTTGGCATCCATGGTGTTGATGTTCTCTTTTTCAAAGAAGATCGCTACATTGATAGCTTTTAAGTCCCGGATATACTTCAAACAGTCGATAGTATTCCGAGCAAACCGACTGATGGCATCCTTAACTTTCTCCATCTTGACTGTAATTCCTAGGTAAGGGTTAGCCTTTTTCCAAACTTCAGGGCTCGACGACACTTCGTTACTGCCAGCGCCGTAAATGACCGGATAGAAACGGGGATCATGTTTACGACCTTCCATGATGTCGATTGCTTTTTGATGAATTTGGTAACAGATAGAGTGTTCATCATTTCCAGCAGTCGTGATTAAAAAGTAGAGCGGCTGAGTACGAGCATCATCAGAACCCTTAGTCATAACGTCATAGAGTTTCCGGTTCGGTTGAGTATGTAGTTCGTCAAAAATAACACCCGACACGTTAAATCCATGTTTACAATAAGCGTCTGCAGATAGAACTTGATAGAAGCTATTAGTGGGTTCATAGATCAGCCGCTTTTGTGAAGCAAGAATTTTACAATGTTTCTTCAGGGCGGGATTCATTCGTACCATATCTGCAGCAACATTAAAAACAATCGCAGCTTGTTGTCGGTCAGCCGCACAGCCATAAACCTCCGCCCGTTCTTCACCATCGGCACAGCAGAGCAACAGGGCGATAGTGGTGGCTAACTCTGATTTACCTTGATTTTTTGGAATTTCAACGTAAGTAGTATTGAATTGACGATATCCATCAGGCTTTAAGATGCCAAAAATATCGCGAATGATTTTTTCCTGCCAGTCGATGAGGTCAAAAGGCTTACCAGCCCAGGTTCCCTTGGTATGGCACAGGCATTCGATAAATGAAATTGCAAAATCGGCTGCGTCTTTGTTATAAGTTGAACCCTTGACCATGAACCTAGTTGGCTTATAATCTTTTAATTTTCGCAAGAGGTCATCACATCCTTTCAGTTGTACTAAAAAAACACTGAGCGTTAACTCAATGCTTGGTTGATGATTAATTAAACTTGCCAGTTCATATCAAATTTACGTACCCGGTACGGTCGGTATTCAAGTAGTCGATTAAGTCGTTGCAGTTATAGTAATATGCTAGTCTTTTGACATCTTCCACATCGAACATGTTGGTTTCACCAGTGTTGCGGATTTTTAAGACCTGCTGGCGGATTTGGTTACGTTTAGCTAATTCATCCTTAATTCGATTCATGATTAGGCCTCCTGGCTCTTAAAAGCAGCTGATTCGGTTAAGTTGCGTAGCAATATTTTTCGCTGGGATTTAAACTTGGGGCCGATAAAGCCTAGGCGTAGTTAGAAGCAACGGAAAGCATATTTCTCATTACTCTCTTCGCGTGGTTCTGACATGATTCGTTGGTGGCTGATGGCTTATTGTACCAGCTTGTCGACAAATTGTTGATAAGCCAAAGCATCGTCAAGTTTCACTTCTTTAAACCAATTGAAGGATACCTGTTCTTTATCGACGTTTAAGGGGAGTGTTTCCAGCTGGCAAGCATCCTTAATTAACTGTCCCTTAGCCCAGATTAAGTGACGCAGGTTATCAAGAGCTTGTTCTGTAAACTTATCTCGCTGATAGGTTAAGTTCAACTTAATTATTTCATTAGGGTGAAAGCCTTGCTGCTCAAGGTAATCAAGTAAATTGGCCGGGATCTCACTCGGGGATGTTAGAACTCCATCTTTGTTAACAGTATATTTGCCAATTTGATAAGCATAGGTGGGTGTGTACTCATATTTGGCCTTTTGATGAGTATAGTCAGCCAGCTTTGTCACCAGTTCTTTTCGCTGTCGGCCGTGCACATTAAATTTGATTTCCATTTTCTGTACCTCCTTATTTGGTTACTGCATACATCACTCTGAAGGACATAGATAGCAAGAAATTAGGACAAAATAAAACGCCATGTTTGAGGTTACATGACGTTAATTACTATTTTTAATACTATGTTGTTTAATTATATTAGCTACTTTTAGCATTTCATCTTCGGTATCATTAGCCAAGGTGATTTGCATTACTAAGGCTTCACCTTAATCAGTTGTAAATCTTGTTTCATAGCCATTCTTTTTTAGAAAAAGCAGCGTTGTTAAAAAAGCAGTACGTTTATTTCCATCTGTAAAAATGTGTTTTTTAGTAATTTTTTGCATGATATAGGCAGCTTTTAACCAGATTGTCGGATAAAGTGTATGCCCAAAAACTACCATTTGTGGTTGTTCAACGACTAAGGAAAGTCCTTCAGGATACTGGATGCCCTGGTAGCTTTGACCAACACCATCAAGCACGCATTGTTGACAGCAATTATGTCCGCTTGTGTTAAATAAATCATTCGTCCTTAAGTCGCTCCATTAATTCTTTATTTTCATTAAAAAGTTGTTGAATCATATTCTTTGTTTCAGCGCTAACTTTCTGCTTTTTCCGAAACGTAATAGTTTGGCCATCTGGCGAGATAGTCTTTTCAAATTCATCACCAGGATTAACGTGTAGAATATCTTTATCGTTTTTAGTTAAGCGTAGCCCAAACGAATTACCGGCCTTGAAGAATTTTGACTCACCGTTTAGTTTTAGCATACAATCACCTCATAATTACATATTATCATAATGTAGTTACAAAGAGCAATTCTAATGTTTACCTTTAGTTAAAGTTTCGTACCTGATGGTTTTACCGTTCGCTGTACGCTGACATTCTTATTTGAACCAACCTGTTCAATATAGCGTTGCACAATCACATCGCAATATTTAGGATCGAGTTCCATCATGTAGCAAATTCGATTAGTCTGTTCACAAGCAATCAGAGTTGAACCAGAACCGCCGAATGGATCAAGAACTGTGCAGTTCGACATAGTAGAGTTCATGATTGGATAGGCTAGTAATGGGATTGGTTTCATCGTTGGGTGTTCCTTACTTTGCTTTGGACGATCAAATTCCCAGATGGTAGATTCCTTTCGTCCGGTGTACCATTCTTGCTTACCATCTTTCTTCCAGCCATATAGAACTGGTTCATGCTGCCACTGGTAGGGTGAGCGACCAAGCACTAATGATTGTTTTTTTCAGATACAGCAGCCGGATAAATAAAAGCCAGCATCTTGGAAAGCACGGCGGAAGTTAAGTCCTTCCGTGTCGGCATGGAAAACATAGATGCTGGCGTCATTAGCCATTGCTTGATTCATGTTTTGAAAAGCAGAGAATAGAAACTGGTAGAATTTGTCGTCGGTTTGATGATCATTCTTGATCTTGCCAGCCTTGCTGGAGTAATCAACATTGTATGGTGGATCGGTTAACACTAGGTTGACCTTATGATCACCCAGTAATTTCTGGTAGCTTTCTGTTTTAGTAGCGTCACCACATAATAAAGTGTGTTTACCTAAGTGCCATAAGTCACCTGACTTTGAAAAGGTTGGTTTATCCAATTCGCTATCAACGTCAAAGTCATTATCATGAGTATCATCTTTAGTACCAAGAAGGTCAGAGATTTCATTTTCGTCAAAACCGGTTAAGAAAACATCGAGGTCGCTGGCTTGCAAGTCAGTCATTAGCAAAGCCAACTTGTCTTTATCCCAATCACCGCTGATCTTATTAAGGGCAACTTTGAGAGCTTTTTCTTTGTCTTCATTTAAATTAACGACAACGCACTCGGCTTCCTGGATTCCTTCATCCTGGAGGATTTTTAATCGTTGATGACCACCAACCACGCGACCGGTTTGTTGGTTCCAGATAATTGGGTCAACATAGCCGAATTCTTTCATTGAATGCTTTAACTTTTCATAGTCGGGATCGCCAGGTTTGAGATCCTTCCGTGGATTGTAGTCAGCGGGGATCAAATCGGTAATTTTCTTTTTAATAAATTTCATTAGTTCATTCCTTTCCGACTCCTTAAGAGCCACTCCATGACATCATCTTGTGGTGTCGATCCTTGATAAGTCGTGGCGTTATTTTCCTTAACCACTTGAAAAATCTGGAACCACAATTGGCTTGATTGCTTCATATAGTCGCGGCTCATTGATACGTAAGTTGAAGCAATTGCATTACCAGTGGTGGGGTGGCAAGCAAGAAAACCAAACTTAGAGATGCATTCTTCACACTGAATCCACCGGCTGACACTGACCGCATATTGTTCAATTAGCTGGGTGTTAACTAGCTTTTCACAACCACGCTCGACTAACCATTCCCAGGTTTCTTTGAAAATATCGGCAGCATCAAACTCTAACCCATTCTTTTGTTTGGCCTTGAGGTACTTCTTGACTGGCGGCATTACGTGGCCTTCCAGATTAGCCGGTTCAGGCAAGTCGATGACGGTTGCTTTTTGACCAGCTTCGAGCTTATCATGCAGTGATTTAGATTTTCTCCCAGCGCCGACCCGCGATCCACCACGATTCGTACCATCCTTAGCCAAATCTCTTCCTCCTTCCGGCAGGGGTTAATACCCCGTTTGATTTCGTTTTTTTGTACACGAAGGCCCAGGCCCGCTCCCGCGCAAAAATTTTTTAAGGATTCGATGGCCCCCTCCGTTGCTTAGTAATGATATTGACGTGGCTTTTTGTGCCAACGATCGTCCATCTGAGCGGTGATGCGTGAATGACATGGCTTGCAAAGTGCCATTAAGTTTTTGAAGGCGTTAGTTCCACCGTGCTCCAAAGGCAAGACGTGGTGCACTTCGGTAGCTTGGGTGTATCTATCTTGGCTCAGGCACATCTCGCAGAAGGGATGGTGGAGTAGGTACCTTTGTCGGATCCTTGGCCAGCCACGATGATAGCGCGGACGACTGCGCTTTGATCGTTGGTGACGATTGTAATAAGATGAAACAATCTTTTCGTGCTTGTCACAATACATATTGTGCGTTAATCGAGGGCAGCCAGGATAGCGACAAGGTTTCTTTGGCGAGTAAGGCATGGCACTCCTCCTTCCTGACGGCATAAGAAAAGCCCAGCAGTTTGCACCGCTAGGCTTCGATGTTATAAAGCAAATGCCTTTATCCTAATTTTCTACACTATCATCGTAACATGGATAAGCTGATTGTTTGTTCTGCATTTTACCCTTCTAGTGGTGAGATCCATAAAGCAAGAATGTGAGATGATCGAGCGCTTTGTTCTTTCGATTGTAAGCAGTGGTTTTCGCAATGAAGTACTTGTCCATCACGATGGTTAGTCCTTCGTTCATTGACTGGTTTGGAGTGCGGTAGCAGACATCTAAAACAAAGCGCTCGTCCTCAGGTAGTTCTTGCCAGGCTGGCTCAAACCACTTGAAGTAAAGCTGGGCTTGTTGGTAGCGTTCATTCAGCTTGGTCGTTTGGTCAATGCCACGTAGCAGGCGATGCTCAGTCGGGTTATCTTTTTTACTGTTGCCAGGTGCGAAACCATAGCGGGGTGAACTAACACCAACCATTTGTTCTTGAGCTAGCTTCAGGTCGTCTTGGTAAGAGTCAATAATGAATTTCATACCATCGTAATCTTTCAAGGCTGCGACGGTCGCTCGCCGTTTGTCTAAGTAGTTCCACATAATGCTCATGCCATGACACTTCCTTTCAGGTTGGCTTTTACTGCGTTGATTAAAGCTAACTGAGTTTTGTCTTTACGTTTCAAAGCCACTAGAATGTTTTCATCAATGGTGCCTTCGGTGATAATGTGGTGGATGACTACTGGCTTGCGTTGCCCTTGGCGCCAGAGCCGAGCGTTGGTTTGCTGGTAAAGTTCCAGACTCCAAGTTAATCCATACCAGATTAAGTTAGCACCACCAGCCTGCAGATTAAGACCATGACCATCGGATGCGGGGTGGATCAAAGCTAAAGGAATCTTACCAGCATTCCAGTCCTGAATGTCACGAGGTGTCTTGATCTCACGGACTTTGAAACGACTCTTAATCTGGATTAGATCATGTTTGAACCAGTAAGCCACCAGAACAGGTTTACCATTAGCAACTTCAACTAAATCTTCAAGGGCATCGAGTTTTCGTTGGTGGATTTGAAAAATCTGCTGCTGGTCATCATAGACACAGCCATTGGCCATTTGACAAAGTTTATTTGATAAACTGGCTGCGTTTAGTGCATCAATTTGTTTACCTTGGGTTGAAACTACCAGCTTGGCATTAAGCTCATCATAGATTGATTGTTCACTATCACTCATTTTTACCGGAACGGTGTTCATAGTTAATGGTGGCAGCTTCAAGTAATCCTTAGACTTCATAGAAATGGTGATGTCATCAATGGCACGGTAGATACTTTGTTCAGCACCTGGCTTAGGTTTGTAGGTAAACACTTGATACATATTCCGTTTGTCAGGGTCAAAGTAGTTCATCCGGTAAGATGAGATGAAACGCCCGAGTCGTTGTCCCATGTCCAGTACGCGAAACTCTGCCCACAAATCCATCAAGCCATTAGACGATGGTGTACCTGTTAAGCCAACTACGCGTTTGATCAGTGGTCGTACTCGTTTGAGGGCTTTGAAGCGTTGTGAGCGGTAGGACTTAAAACTGGAGAGCTCATCGATTACCAACATGTCATAGTCAAAGGAAGCACCAGAGGATTCAATTAGCCATTTTAAGTTTTCTCGATTAATGATATAAATGTCTACATTTCGATGCAGGGCTTTGATCCGTTGTGCCCTAGAACCAGTGACGACTGAATAGGTAAGCTCCTTTAAGTGGTCCCATTTTTCAATTTCTTCTGGCCAGGTTTGTTTAGCCACGCACAGTGGTGCGACAACTAATACCCGTTGAACTTTATCCTGCTGAATAAGTTGCTTAATAGCAGTTAGGGTAATGACGCTCTTGCCAAGTCCCATATCAAGCAAGATTGCTGCCACGGGATGACCCAAAATAAACTGAGTTGCATATTGTTGATATTCATGCGGTTTGTATTGCATCAAGCATTCCTCCAATCTGATCAAATTGGTCGCAAACAAAAACTTGATAGCCTAGTTGTTTTAATTGGGTGAGTCTTTGCACTTGGAGTGGTCGGGGATGTTTACCAGGAGCCTTCATCTCCACAAAGACCATGTGACCATCAGGCAGGAGAACTAACCGATCAGGTACTCCGGCCATAGATGGTGAGGTGAACTTCAAGCAAAGACCTCCACGTTGGTGAGTAGACTTGACAAAAGCAGCTTCGATTCGTTTTTCTAGCATTTGTAAAATCCTTTCTAAACGGTGATTTATCAGTGATTCATCAGGATTAATGACGGTCGTGTCAGTTGATTTACTACTCTTCTCTATATCTCTTTTTTTCTATTTTTATTCCTATATACAAGTAAGGTAAAAGAGTGTCATGACTGTCATTAGGATTGGTAAATACTGATGTATCAAGTTTTTTGAGCTGTACAGTATGACAGTCGATGACAGTCAACTGAGAAATTCATCAGCATCAACTTTTAATCGCAATCCTTTGATGAAACGCCCGTTTTGTTTACGTTGACGTTGAAAGCCAGCATTTTTGAGGGCCGTGTAAAAGTCAGTCGTGCTACGGGTATATTCACCGATACCTTGGCAGTATTCACGGTAATTTTGGTAGAGATCACCTGATTTTTGTTCATAACTGGGATCAAGTTCACAATTCTCATTAAGAAAATGCCCTAGCCAATCGTTATCAGCGTGGTAGGCTCGCACCTCTTTTGTAACGGCAGCTGGAGTGGTTAACTGGTAATTTTGCTGAATGGTTCGCTGCGCGCCTTCAATGATCCACCGCAAGACTGCCGGCCCAGCTTTTTCGGTTAGGTACTGGGCGTAGTTTTTAATATCATTCCGTTTGGCAATTTTGGCTTTAAAGGGGATTACAATTAACCGTCGCCAGATTCCTTCATCATTGCCACCTACGTGAGGCAGGTAGTTGGTGTATAGCACGATGGTGTGACTGGGCGTAAAGGAGAAAGGTTTCATGTATTTCTTTTCTGCATATATTTCATCGGTTGAACAGAGTTGCTTGACGATGGAAGTGTTCAATCGTTTACCTTCTTCTAGTTCGGCAGAGATAATTATCCGCTTTCCTTTGAATTCAGCCATCTCGGGTTTGACATTTCGCCGGACACCTGTTGTTAAGGCATCAGCCGATAGGTGCCAGTATAGGTACCGAGTACATTAGCGATGGTGTTCCAGAAGGTTGACTTGCCATTTCTCCCGCTGCCATATGCAATAATCAAGGCTTCCAGGTAAACCTGACCGATCGCCACCAGACCCACAATTTCTTGGACATAATTAATTAACGCTTGGTCACCACAGAAGAAAGTAGTGAGTGCTTCTTGCCAGAGTGAAGCTCCTTGACTACCAGGAACACAGGATGTGGATTTGGTGATTAATTCATCAGCTTGAATTTCCTGCTTACCATACATCCCTTTCTTTAAATTGAAAGGACCAGACGGGGTATTGAGGAGAAACGGATCAGCATCAAACTCATTAATCTCTTTGACGAGCTTTGGTCGTGAGTTGGTTAAGATTCCGTTAATGCCTCGGGTGCTGCGCTCTTTGAGAATGAATGCTTCGTAAGTTTTAGCATTTTCGTAATCTTTGAACGCTGTCTGTTGTTCATCGTTAAAAGTACGAGTGGCTTTGTTCTTACCCATAGTTTGAAGCGCATTGGCGACCCCATTATTCTTAATTGCCTGGTAACTTTGAGTGACCCGAAGTTGGGCATCGGCTAATTGTTTATCAGTAAAGCGCTGGACTTCGCCGAGAGCTAAAGGTTCCGATTCTTGCCAGACCTTACCGTCGAACCACATAAAACCTGATTGATTGGTGTAGCAAACCCACTCTTTGCAGTTGTTGACAAAGACATAAGATTCACCAGTATCCGAGTAGTCAGCCGGCTGTAATTCATCATTAGGCTGATTGTATTCTTCAGGCGGAATATAACCTTTTTGATTGGCCATGCGTTGACCAAATTTAGTGGCACTGTGCCAGATGGCTTTTAACTCCTGATCTTTAGTTGCGGATCGCACTTAGCAGCTTCCTCTTTAAATGCTTGACGAGCTTCAGCAGTATTACCAAGGCGAATAATAACTCGGCCAGCAAAATGGGAGAGGGTTGCATTACGTTTACCTTCATGGATTGCTCACACGTTTTGCTGAGCAAAGTAACGCTGAGCCATCATAAATTTATCCACGGTTTGTGATCCTTTGTGCCAGATGGTTTTAGTGCTAGGCACACCAAAGACAAAACGGGCCGCATCAAGAGCATTATTGTCAAAATAGGGAAAGTATTCTTGAATTTCGTGTTTTAGTTTGGCGTAGGTTTTAGCATCTGTGATCTCAGTAATTGGAAAGTAGACATGAAACTTAGGACGAGGTGCTTTATGGTGCTTGGCCTTCATATTGTTTCGCGAGAAAGTAATGGCGTAGGAAACATCATCAAAATAGTTAGCAATGTTTGTGGGGGTGATCCAAGTAGTCGGATCGTCAGAATGATCATTATCACAGTCCATGATTAGGCAGTCGGCTTTGATGAAGTTGGCAATGACGCGTTGGTTATTTTTAAATTGGCCGCAGACATGATCATAATGAACAGCCTGTTCTAGTTCCTGTGCATTAGTGATATTTTGCTGATGGGAATAGATCGTGTTGCTAGCCTGACCGGAATTAGCCGCCGTCGATAAAATAAAATGCATCTTTAGTTGGCCTCCATTTCATTATTAAAGTAGCGGATATTTTTATTTTTACGTTTGGCTAGGCGGATGAAGTAGTGCATATCGTGCGTCGGCTTACCAAATGACCAGGCTTCGGTGCATTTAGTTAGAAGCACAATGTTAATAAAGGTGGCTACTTGAAATTCGCGCGAATGGTGCATGTTAATAAATTGGGGTAGGTAAAGCTGTGGACAAACGGGGATGCCACCATGTTGATGGACAAAACGGCAGTGGGAACGTACTGCCATGATACTTTTAGCATCGCTCTTTACTACTTCTGTAAACGGCGCAATGATAAAGATCATCGGTCGGTAGTGTGGATTCGGTTTGTTTTGGCACAACTTGGTAATTGCTATGGTTGCTTCTGACATAGATTCAGATCCTTTCTTAATAATTTATGGGACTAAAAAAGCCCTCACCAATAAGCCAGATTAGGGCAGAAAGTAAACCATTAAAATTAATCTTTTTTGTAAAAGTCACTGACAAAACCAGCAGCATTAAGGATTAAACCAGTGGCCCAGTCGGGAACTTTGGTCATGAGTTGGACCATGGTGTCAAGTGAACGATTGGAAGGAGCGTCAATCACGGCTTCATCGTGAATATGCATGACGACCGGATTATCAAACGCCTCTAATCGACGCATTGCTTCAGCAAGCAAGTCCCGACTAGTTGCTTGGACAATGTTCTCGACTAGTTTGGCTCCATAGGTTTCAATTCGATCCCATTTCTTCACGGTGTTGATCTCCATGAAAGTAATGGAATCAGAGCCAAAACGGTTAATGCCAATTTTAGGTTGGGGATAGCAAAGATAACGTCCCGACCGTAAGCAGAGAAACATGCAGCCACTCTGATAAATAAACTTCATTCCGTGGGTAGTTTGCGGCAAGTGTGTTTTAATACATTCCTTAGCAGCCTTATCAACATCCCACCAAAACTGTACAATGTGAGGACTAGCATTACGCCACATTTGAACCAGTGGCGGCAGTTCATCATCAGTTAGGCCAAGTTTAGTAGCACCCATGGCTTTGAGTGCACCAATGGAACCGCCATAGCCTAGTGCAAGTTCGGTAATTTTACCCTTTTGACGGAGTTCACCATTGATTCCATGCTTAACAACGGGAACACCGAACATCTGACTAGCAGATGCACAGTAGATATCTTCATTCTTGGCAAAGGCTTCTTGTCGCCATTTTTCATTAGATAGCCAGGCAATTACTCGCGCTTCTACAGCTGAAAAATCAGCTACGTAGAAATGGTGACCTTTGCTGGGGATGAAAGCGGTACGAATCAATTGTGATAAGACATCAGGCACTGAATTGTAAAGTATTGCGAGTGCTGTTACGTTGTCTTGTTTAACTAATTCACGAGCTTCTTCGAGATCCGGCATCGAATTACGGGGAAGATTTTGTACTTGTACAAGGCGACCAGCCCACCGACCAGTCCGGTTAGCACCATAAAATTGCAAAAGACCATGTACACGCCCGTCTTGACACATGGCTTTCTGCATGGCCTGGTATTTTTTGACACTAGATTTAGATAATAGTTGGCGGAGAGCTAATACTTGATGAACCGTACCGGTAGTGGTTTGTAATAGCTGAGCTACTGATGTCTTGGATAGTGAATCAGTTTTAATACCTTGCTGATGGAGCCAGTCTTTCAGTTGCAGAGGAGAATTAGGATTTGCTAGCTCCGTTAATTCTTTAGCGGTTTGTAGGTACTGGTCATGGAAGATGTTTTGACATTTGATCGCATTGTTAACTAGTTGTTAGTCAATCCGAATACCGCGATCATTAATGTCTTGATCCATCCAGTAGTTTTCCCATTCATTCTGCGAAACAGGAAAGCGTTCGAGCTTCTTTGTGATCTCCATTTCTACTTCTACATCGCGTTGGTTGTACTGTTTGAATTGTTGCCACTTGTCGGGCGCATGATAAGGAAAGTTACGAGTACGCTTCTGATTGGCTTTCGTGGGTTTGCAAGGTGTACAAAAGAAGCGAACTAGTTCTTTACCAGCAGTGATCTTTTGCCGTGGTAGCCCTAGCATACTTCCAACATCTCGCAGTGATAAAGGCAATCCAAGGGTGGCGGACCAAACGCGTGAACAATGCCAACCAGCCGGTTTTAAACGATGACCCACAAAGTGTGACAGACAAACTCGTTCAAATTGAGCATTAAAAGCACTTTTAATAATATTGGGGTTATCTAGGGCTTCAATAATCTGTGACGGGATCTTTTCGCCCTGAGTTAAGTCCACTACCTTGACGGGGCCAAAGTCGATAGCATAACCAAAGAGCAAAAGTTCAAAATCATCGCTATCAGCGTAACGATATACTCCAGTCTGATTTAGGTTAGTGCCGGAATAAGTTTCAATATCAATTGAGATTTGCTTCATTAGGAATCCTTTCTACAAAAAATGGGTAGTCAAAGTCGACTGCCCATCTTTTAGTTTAAGCTAAGAAATCATCGTCATTACTATCATCAATTGCTGTGAAGTCATCACTGGCACTAGCATGTCCACCCAGTGGCTCACCATCACGGATCTTTTGGATGTTACCCAGGTCACAGGCGATTCCACGATTACCGTTGGTGTTAAAAGCATAGAAGTTAATCGAAACCCGAGCATAGCAGCCACTATACACTTCATCACGATCGAGGATGGGCTGAACATGCTTGTCCACAATCTGTGGTGCCGTAATCGAATTAGCGTTAATGAAATAACTATCTTGGTAGGCGGCATCATCACGTTCCACATCTCCATCGCGAAGAGGCAGCTTGAGAGTGTCCTTGTTTGGCTTCTTGCCACCAAACTTACCAATACCTTCCTGGATGGCGGTATCAATGGCTTTCTCAATAGCGGTGATTGTCGGCTTATCCGATTTAGGGATGATCAAACTAACCGAATACTTTTCCTTACCACCATTGATAGACTTTGGTTCCCAGACGTTAGCGTAAGAGAGACGAGTGTTGATACCAGTAACGACTTTAGTTTGTTGTGACATATTATTTTTCCTCCTTAAATTCATCCTTTGGGTTAGATTTGCTAATACTCTGACGCCGGTCAGAATTTGGCACCAGGGTTGGCTTACCCGCAGGTTTTACAATTTCTTGACTAAACAGTTCAGTGAATTTCTTCTTGCCGAGCTGTTTTTCTAGTTTTGTAATTGGCAGTAGCTTCTTTTGATAAATATCATGGTAGCCGTGCTCTTCAGCAATCTTTGCTACGGCTGCTTCATCTTTGTAATGACGAACGGACCGTCCTTCGACAATCTTGTAGCCGGGCCACTGCTTACCGTGGTTAATGGCTAGGTCAGCAGCATAGTCTTTAACTTCGTGAGCCCAACGATTCAAATCATCGATGTGTGCCAGTACTTCGGTAACCTCACTATCCGTTAGCAAGTTCGGTGACCGTAGTTGAAAGCGGGTAAGCTTGTGATGATAGTCATATCGGGCTCGCAGCACAGCATTGCAAGCGGAGAATTGGCACCAGGGACCATAATGGACGGTACCTTGACCAGCGAAGGCGAGTTCAGCTTTTTCTTTTAACTCAGTATTGGCCCAGTGCATTAGTTCTTTAGCGTTAATGGTCCAGGTACTAATATTTGCCATCCGCGGTTGGAAGATAGTCGTTTCAACTTCATCGATATTGTAAAGATCGCCGAACATTTCTAAAGCACCGATAGCGTACAACTTCATTTGTGGATTATTCTTGGCTTCCACCCGGACACCCTTGCCATATTTAAAGTCAATGATGTGAAGTAAGTGGTCTGAAACGATCACGCAGTCGCCAGTACCGAAACCCTCAGGGACATATTTGGAAAAGTCGAGCTTTTGCTCCACGCTAATGGTGGCATCTATGGCATACTGCTTAGCCTCTTGATATTGTTCCATGACATAGCTGGCATAATCGTCGGTTAGACTTTCCATCTCATCAGACTGGTAATCAGAAGTAGGACGCTTAAACTTATCGCCGAGCAAGTGATGAATTTTATATTCTCCCAGTGCGTGGGCAGCAGTTCCTTCAGCAGCTACATTAGAAGTAGTGTGGGGGAAGTATTGCTCTAGCCGTGGGAGTGGTGGGGCACTAAGCCAGCAATGAGCACTAGAAGCCGATAACAGAGCATGGTGTTTTGGTGAACTCATTGTCCTAATCCCTCCGCACTGTAATAAAGATCCTCATAATCTTTAGGATCAACGTCCGATAGCTTTGCAGCACCAAACTTCTGCAAGAGTTCTTTGATTTGACTGGTGTAGCCTTCCTTACATTTCTCGGCCAGCATCTGTCGGACGGTTACTTTGTCTTGAACTGAATCTCGCTTTCGCTGCTCATCATTACATTGCTCTCCATTTTTATTGCTCGATAGCAATTCATGAAGGGACAGAATAGCTTCTTTGGTTTGATCGATCAGGTTCTCAGCTTCCTTGAGTTTTAAATCAAGATCATTCATAGCACTCATAGGAATCCTCCTTTACTTCGTTAATCTGTAACTGTTGAACATCCTTGCCAGGTGCGATCACCATCAAGTGATGTGGTTTACCAAGCAGTAAACGTAGCAGTCGCTCACGGATTGTGATGCCACGCATGCTGACGACGCCATCTTGAGGATGGTTGGTAAGCTTAATTGACACTTTATTAGCCATCTTTGATCTCCTTTCTAATAACTGTGTGAGTTATTCCTCACATCTATTTGCCAGGAGCAGAAAAAAAGTGAACCATTTTTGGTTCACTTTTCTGATTACTTTTTGATTCTGTAGAATTGGCGTAGCTTTGCCAAACCAGCTTTAACATGTCGTCCCGCCATGGTTGGACTAATACCCATTTTTGCAGCAATTTGTTTCTTCTTAAGTCCCTTATAGTAATGATCGCGGATAGCATCTCGCTGTTTATTAGTCAAAGTCGCCAGGGCAGCTGGCAGTTGTGCGATCAATTGCTGGCGGTGTTGTTGATCTTCCTTGTCAATTAATGAATCTAACAAGTTATCCTTGCTATAAACAGATGTGATTTCCATGGATCTACGATCTGTTAAAGTGTCGATGGCATTAACATTCGGGTCATCTGGTGAAGTAGCAAAGAATTTATCCTGGTGACGTTCATTTCGATGGTCAGAATTGTACTGCTCGTGATTAAAATCGAAGACAACATTGCCTTGTTCCTTAGTGATAATGATTTTCTGGTTGTCCATATGCTTTACCCTAACGATCAGCTTTCCATTTTGTTCCCCAATTAATTCATACTCACTGTTACGATTTTTCATTTAATAAAACCTCCGTTCCGGTCTCCCGAAACAAAGGCAAAGGACAAAAAGAACCACTGGTAGTGCGCAAAACAGTCCAAAACTCATTCGTTTCGGGACTGCAGCAAACCTTCCAGTGGCTGGTTGCAGTAAAAGTATTCAATTCAGAAGCATGCTGGAACACCGTTAGCTTGACGATGCATGCTGAATCAATAGATAAAATTCACGTTCGCATATTAAATATTGAGAACCGTGTATGTAAACGGTATACTTAAATTGTGAATTGAATTATTATCTTTAATTCACAATCAGTATATTTGAAAAGAAAATATGAACTCGGACAGTTTGGGACAAAATCTGCCCTTTTTTGTCCGAAAGTTGAGCGTGATTGATATGGAATTCTCTGATTTTTTTGACATGCTATGGACTTATTTAGGTAATTCTGATGAAAGTAAAGATAATAAGGGTCGTCCTAAATTCTTTTGTCACTTAATAGATTTGATTATTCGTACTCCGCAGACTGATGTGGAAGATGAAAAAGCGCAAAGTGGGGACTTGAATCCTTTTACAGACAGAGTAGCCGACACCATTAACAAGTACTGTATAGGCTCTAGACCAATCCCTAAAAAAGATGCAAAAGAGTTACTTAGCAGAATTAGTAATGGAAAAAAGTTTGTAGACGAAATTAATTTTTCAGCTCCAGGAGCAAGAAAAAGCATTCGAAATAAGTTACGTGATGAGCAATTTGAAGTAACTACAAGCTCTTTGGGTGAAGTTTGCTTCAAAATAATGAAAGCTTTTTTAAATAAGTTCAAAAATGGTGAAACTTCTGTGAAACCTCAGGATGTTAAAACGAATCAGAATTCCACTGATAGCTTACGTTTACTCTATGACGTCGATTTAGAATGCCCTTTATGTGGAGAGAGCTTGATTAAGAGTGGCATTAGCAATGTCATAGCAGGATATGATATTGTTCATATTTTCCCTGACAACTTAAATGAAAGGGAAAAAGCCAAATTTGCCAAAATAAAAAAGGCACCTGAAAATTCAAATGCCTTAGAAAATAAAATTCCATTATGTTTAAATTGTGCGAATGTTTATCTCAATAATCCTACCTTAAATGATTATCAACGGTTGATTCGGAAGAAACAGCATATTATTAATGAAAAGCGAATCGCTCAAGGCCTAAATCAGCTAACTTTAGAAGCAAAATTGACTAAAGTGATTCAGGGGCTAAAGAAGGTTAAACCAAACTTAGCGAATTCTGTTGTTGATTATGATGCACATACCGTAGAAGAAAAGATAAGTCATGATTATGCTTTACAAGGGGCTGTTAGTTATTACGTTTCGGGCTATTACAACAAAATCAAAGATCAATTTTCTAATTTGGAAGGTCCAGATTTTTCTTTTGATGAATTAGCTACCACCATAAAGTTAGCCTATTTTAAATTTAAGCGTGAGCAACTAGATCAGGAAGAAATATTTAATCACTTGGCTGATTGGATCCTTGCTAAAGAACAATTGCCTCAGGATTATTCAGAAGCTTCCAGAATTATAGTGGCTTTTTTCGTGCAAAATTGTGAGGTGTTTGAAGTTGAAAATGCCCAGTAAAGTTACTGACTATAAGGAAAGTACATTAGCAAGTCTTCCTAAAATAATGAAAAAACTAAACGAACAAGCTATGAACCCACAAGATCTTTATAAGAAAACAAGAAGATATTTTGATGATGTAGGTGAGTTTGTTGAGGCGTTGGATTGTTTGTTTATATTAAACAGGATCTGTATTGATGAAGAAACAGGTGTGATAAGTATTGTTAAAGCAAATTAGTTGTGATCAGTTTACGGTGGATGGGCACCCACGTGGACCAATTTATTTTGATAAAGGACTAAATGTGATTTTGGGTGGTCATAGTGGAACTAATTCAATTGGAAAATCCACATTTTTGATGATTATTGATTTTGTGTTTGGCGGAACTGATTATGTGAAAAAGGACCTTGACGTCCAGAAAAATGTAGGCCCTCATATCATAAAGTTCGCTTTTGAGTTTAATGATAAAAATTATTATTTTTCAAGGTCGACAGAAGATTTTCAATATATCTATATTTGCAACGAGAAATTCATCCCTAAAGATAATAAGAAAATAACTGTCGAGGAATATCTCGATTTTTTGTCTAAGCAATATAATTTGGATTTACCCGGACTAACATTTAGAGGTGCAGTTGGCCGTTTTATTAGGGTTTATAATCGTCAGACCACAGATGAAAAAAGGTCCTTGCAAAATAGTAATCAAGAGCCAGCTAAACAGCAGGTCTATGGATTACTAAAGCTGTTTGATAAATACTCTCCTATTGAGAATAGAGAAGAAGCCGCTAAGAAAGCCGAGGAAGCCTACACAGCATTTAAAAATGCAGGGACTTACAGGTATGTCCCAATAGTTGATACAAAAAGACAATTTAACGAAAATCTAAACAAAATCGAACATCTTAAACAAAAGCTGTCAGATCTACAATCTGAAAATAATGAAGGCTCATTAAACTTAGATGATATGCAAGCAGCACGTTTAAGAGAAATAAGGAATGATCTATCCCAACTTAGGGAACAGAAGAATATCTACTTGAGTAGATTAAATGTCATAAAGTCTAATGAAGAAGCTGGCCCAAGAAGGTCTCGAAATAATTATCATGAACTAGAGCAGTTCTTTCCTGATGTAGATATCCAAAGAATTGAAAAAATAGATAAATTCCATCATCAAATTACTAAGTTCCTTAAGCTAGAGTTTGAACGAGAGAAAAATACTATCGAAGAAAATGTTGATGATTTAAGTCATCATATTTATCAACTAGTTAATGAAGCACAAAAAATAAAGAATCAGCAAGGGCCAAATGTCCAAACTGCTTTACTTAATGAGTATGCTGATAAAAAAGCAGAATTAAAGCAATTAGAAGACGAAAATAAAAATTATCAGAAGAAGAAAAAACTACAACAAGACAAGAAAGATCAGCGAGATGCTTTAAATGCAACTGTTAATAATGAATTATCAGAAGTACAGCATTCTTTGAACACTAAAATGGCTAGCTTAAACGAGCAGGTCTGCGGATCTAATTCATTTCAACCTCCACGAATTGAATTAAAACCAAAAGAATACAATTTTGAAACGATTAATGACCAAGGTGCAGGGACATCATTCAAAGGATTAATTATTTTTGATCAAGCTTGTCTTGATTTAACACGTTTACCATTCTTTGTTCATGATTCACTACTATTTTCAAATATTGAGATTGACCGTAGAAATAGAATTATTGAAATGTATGCTCAAGAAACTAAGCAGATATTTATTTCGATTGATAGTATTGAAGTATTGTCAGAAAAAGCACAAGAGATTATTAAAGAGAATACAGTTCTGACACTTGAACGTGGTGGTAAAGAACTGTTTGGGAGATCATGGAATGAGCAAGCAACCAAATAATTTAAAAATTAAATACAAGGTTAGTTACAAGAAATTGTGAAAACTGTTGATTGACAGGGGATTACAGAAAAAAGATTTGCAAACTGAATGCGATATTAGCGCTGCTTCCGTTGCTAAGTTAGGAAAAGATGCTAATGTTACTACTGATCTTTTGATGAAGATATGCACTGGATTAGACTGCAATCTTAATGACATTTGTGAAATTGTACCAATTAACGAAGAATAGGAGAAATGTGATGCAAACGGATAATGGAAAATACAATGAAACTGTACAACCAAACACAGCTTTCTTAAATGAACTAAAGGATAAACTACCAGAGTTCTTTACTAAGGATGGTTCTTTTGATCTGGATAAATTTAAAGATCAACTTAAAGATAAGAATGTTAATGAACTTAGTGAAGGTTACCAGCTAGATTTTATTGGTAAGGATTACGCTCGACGTCAAGCTGGTGAAATGCCAAACACTGTTATTGTCCCAGATGAAAATCAAAATCAGGGTGAGGGAAAAGATAGCAAGAACCTATTCTTTACTGGTGATAATTTAGAAGTTTTGCGGCACTTACAAAATAACTATCAAAATAAGATTGACGTGATTTATATTGATCCACCATATAACACTGGTAGCGATGGATTCGTTTATCCGGATTCTTTTGAATATAGTGATGATAAGCTGAAGGACATGTTCGGTCTGGATGATGATCAGGTGGAACGTTTGAAGAGTATTCAGGGCAAGTCTAGTCATTCTGCATGGTTAACCTTTATGTATCCAAGGTTGGTGCTTGCTAAAAGACTTTTAACTGATGAAGGCGTAATTTTTATTTCTATTGATGATAATGAACAAGCTGATTTACGTTTTGCTTGCGATGAAATATTTGGAGAAACAAATTTAATATCTCAAATATGTCATAAATCAAGAGCATCAATTTCTAATGATAAGATTGTATCAAATAGTCATAATCAAATATTGCTGTATGCCAAAAATGAAAGATTAGTCTTTAATAATAGAAAACAAATCGGTATTACACCAACACTTAGTGGATTTAATCATCAAGATGAAAAAGGTAAGTATAAATTGGTACCAGTAGACGGACCTGGGGGTGCTAAAAAAGGTAACCCTTTTTATGAATTCTTAGGCGTAGTAGGTTATTAGAGATTTTCAAAAGAACGTATGCGGAAAATGTACTATCAAGGATTAATAGTAAAAACTGAAAATAATTTACAACAGAAATATTATTTAGCCAAAGCTGAAAAATCAAGAAAAACTGTTGATTCTTGGTGGGACGAAAAGTTTTATACTTCTTCGGCAACTTCTAAATTATCAAAACTTATGGGAGGAAATTATTTCGATACCCCTAAGCCTGTAAGCTTAATAACTAAAATGTTACAAATGTTTACTTACTTTAATCATAATGATACGATATTAGATTTTTTTGCAGGTTCCTCGACTACAGCAGATGCTGTGATGCAACTTAATGCAGCAGTTGGTGGCCATCGTAAATTTATTATGGTACAGCTTCCCGAAAAGACTTACCACACTAATAAAGATGGTAAAGAAGTTCCAACAAAGGGTGGTAAAGCAGCATATGATGCTGGCTTCAAGTCCATTGACCAGATTTCTCGTGAGCGAATTCGTCGTACAGCTCAAAAGATTCGTGAAGACGATGAATTAACTTTGCCTGAAGACTTTGATAACAGCTTTAAGCATTATCGTGTTGTTAAACCAGTTAAGCAAACCCTGGAAGAAATTGATGACTTTGATCCAAACAATGCCAATTTGTTCATTGATATGGTTGATGGCTTTTCCAGCAAGAGTTTGGGTATTGATGGAGATGCTACTGGGGAAGAAACGATTCTTACCACTTGGCTTGCCAAGGATGGTTACCCGTTTGATGCCGATGTTGAAGAAGTTAAGTTTGATAACTACACCGCTCATAAAGTTGAAGATAATCGCCTTTACTTGATTAATGAAAGTTGGGGAGCAAACCAAACTAAAGAATTACTCAACCAACTTGGTACTCATCAATTTGAAGTGCAAAGTGTAGTTATCTTTGGCTATTCCTTTAATGTTGCTGAACTGCGCGAATTAGAGAACGGCCTAAAGCAATTAGACAGTAAGGTCACTTTAATCAAGAGGTACTAATGTCATGAAGATTAAACTTGAAACTTTACAACACCAAACAGATGCTCTGGTTGCTATTAATAAAGCTTTTTTCGGTATGGATACGATAAGCAATGACCCAAATGCTAATTATATCTATGCCAATCCATTGATTAGATACCGTTATAACGATAAGGCTAACATCGATATCAAGATGGAAACCGGGACTGGGAAGACTTATGTTTACACTAGGATGATGTATGACCTCCATCAAAAGTATGGCCTGTTTAAATTTGTGATTGCCGTTCCTAGTCCAAGTATTAAGGAAGGAACTCGGAGCTTTATCAGCAGCGACTACGCTAAGCAACACTTCAGCGAATTTTATGAAAATACCCGTGTGGAGTTAAACGTTATTAATGCGGGTGATTTTAGTGCGCGTTCCGGACGCCGTAATTTTCCGGCTCAACTTTCTGAATTCGTTGAAGCAACGCGGCAGAATGCAAACCAAATTGAAGTATTGTTAGTTAACCAGGGGATGCTGCATTCTAAATCCATGCACCGTGATGACTATGATCAAACTTTACTCGGTGGTGAAACTTCACCCATTAAAGCTATTGCTGCCACTCGACCAGTCGTCATTATTGATGAGCCACAACGCTTTCCACGAGGAAAAAAGTTCTACGAAGATATTGAGGAGATTGAACCCCAATTAATTGTCCGCTTCGGTGCTACTTTTCCAGAAACGACTACTGGTCGGGGTAAGAACAAAGTCACTAAGGTTGATTACTATCGTGGTGAACCTCAATTTAATTTGGACGCCGTGGACAGTTTCAACCAGGGTCTGGTTAAGGGTATCGATATTGATTATCCTGACATGTCAGAAGAACAGGCAAATAACTTGTATAAGGTTAAGCAAGTCAAAGCTAAAGAATTAGTTTTGACCAAGGGTGGCAAAGACTATCCATTAAACGTAGGCGAAAATCTGGCTGATGTGGATGCTGGCTTTGAAGGCAATATTACTTATGCTGGTGGGACTGACCGGGAGCTTTCTAATGGTTTAGCTTTATTCAAAGACATGAAATTGATTCCTGGTACCTTTGCGGAAAACTATCAGGATGAAATTATCTCACAGGCATTAGATTGTCACTTTAAGGCTGAAGAAGAAAACTTCCTACGCTTAAATTCAGGGGAGAATGCTCCAAAGATTAAGACTCTATCCTTATTCTTCATTGATAGTATTTCCAGTTTCCGTGGTGAAAATAATGGTAAAGGTTGGCTTGCTCAGCATTTTGAGGCTATTTTAACCAAGAAACTCAAGAAATTAATTGATCGTTTTGAATTGGCGATTGATGATCGGGGAAAAGACTACCGCTCCTTCTTACAGGCTACCTTGAATAGTTTGCAGTCAGAACATCAGGACGTTTATGCCGGTTACTTCAGTGAAGATCGAGGCAGTTCTGATGCCGACATTCAGGCTGAAGTTGAAGATATCCTCAGCAATAAAGAAAAACTGCTCAGCTTTAAGGATAAAGATGGTAACTGGTTAACCCGCCGTTTTCTGTTTTCTAAATGGACGCTGCGTGAAGGTTGGGACAATCCGAATGTCTTTACGATTGCTAAGCTACGGACTTCTGGCTCAGAGATTAGTAAGATTCAAGAAGTTGGTCGTGGTTTGCGATTGCCAGTTGATGAAACAGGTCACCGCCTGAATCAGGATGAGTGGCAGAGTCGATTGTCTTTCTTAATTGGTTATGATGAGCGAGATTTTGCTCAAAAGTTAGTGGGTGAAATTAATGATGATTCACCAGTTAAGCTAAACCAAGAAGAGCTGGCTGATGACATGATCAAGTTGATTGTTAAAGTCAAACAAAAAACTGACCCTAAATTTGATGAGGATCAGTTGCTTGATAATTTGGATGATCATAATGTGGTTACCCGTTTTAATAAGTTTAAGGACGAAGTTAAACTTGATAGTCAAACCATGTCTGGCTATGATGCTTTATGCCATCTTTACCCAGAATTGGTACAAGAAACTAAGGTCGCCAAGGATAAGGTTCGCGATAAAAACTCGAAAGATAGCACAACGGTTAAGTTACGAAAGCAAAACTGGCAACAATTGAAGAATTTGTGGCTGCAGCTGGCTAAACGACAAATGATTAAGTTTGATCTATCAGTTGATCAGGATGCCGAAACAGTGGCTAGGAATGTATTTAACGATAGCGATAATAAGATCTTTGTTTTGCAACGGCAGCAGCTGGTTCACCAAGAAGTGGTAACTGATGAGAGTGTGGCTTCCATTCGGGAAACGCAGTCAGATTATAGTACTGAATACTTAACTATGAATTATGGTAAATTTCTTAAACTCTTGGCTAAGGGAACTGATTTACCGGTTAATTTGCTTAACAATTTGATGATCAGAGCGATTAAGCGTTTGAGAAATAATACTAACTACATCAATGAGAAGACACTTGGCAATTTAATTTGCATTTTTAACAATCAATTTAATGAGCGAATTAAGACTTCTTATAGATATGAACTACTGAACTTTTCAGCTTCAACATCGATTTACAATGCTAAAAAGCAAGAGTTTGTCGATTCAGTGCCAGCCAGTGTAATTGGTGTTTATCAATCAAATTCAACGTCTGATCCAACTTATTTATATGATCGGCCACCTCTGCGTTACGACAGTGCTGACCCTGAATTAAAAATTTTGCAGCGCTCATATGGTCCTAAAATCAACGTCTTTGGTAAGCTACCAAAAAAGGCAATCAATATCCCACGCTTTGATAATGGAACGACTACACCGGACTTCATTTTTAAGATTGAACATGGCAAAAAACCAATTTACTTAGTGATTGAAACTAAGGCTGAAAACATGCGCTTGGGTGATGAGGAAATCCGGATTATTCAGCAAAAGTATTTTGACCATCTGAAAGAATCTGGAGTTTATTACCGAATGGCTACTAGTGAACAAGAAGTACATGATTTAATTAATAAATTAGAAAATGGGGAGATGAATTAAGATGTTGTCGCTAATCAAATTAGCTAAAGAGGAAAGCTAGAAAAAACAGGCGCCAAGCCCAAGTTACCAATTAAGGTTGACGGGGTTAGCTCAGAAACGCTGGATGTTTACAAGATTCCGCTAGAATATGTTTATTACAACGATAAGAATGGACGGATTTCGACGGTAATTTCGCAGTATCGTGATGAACTGTATCCGGCAAACTATCAAGAAGTTCCGCAATATAATAATTTTGTTGCTAAATTGATCGAACAAGATAATTCCTCAGCGCTAAAAAGAGCCGAAAAATCAATTCAAGAATCTGATCAGCAGGTTTATGATTATGTCCTTGATGATGGCCGGATTGTTGACGGTAATCGTCGCTATACTGCTTTACGTAATATTCATCAGACAACAGGGAGAACGGTCTTTTTTTAAGCTGTTGTCTTACCATTCTCATATGACAACACTACTGAACGAGCTAAAATTAAAAAAATTGGAATTAGCCATTCAATGAAAAACTAAGGCAGGAATCTCCTGATTTTAATCAGGCAGATGAATGCCTATTCCTCCTATGTTATTATTAATGTAATCCACAGTAAGAAGGTGCAAGCTACATGAGTAAAACCATGGCCCAACTACCATATCACTATGGGGTTAAGCTGCGGGTCTTTCCTTCTACGGAACAAAAACGACTAATCAAATGCAACAGCGACGCTAGTCGTTTTATTTATAATGAAATGAATGGTATGAATCGCGAACTTTACCAACTGCGACAGGTAAAATTACCTATTGCAATTGTTCAACAACGCATTCAAACCCTGGAAGAGCGCTTAAAAAAGCCCACAACTGACATCTCCAATATTCACGGGTAG